AATCTACAAGGCAGTTAGAGCGTTATTTACAGCCCTCAATAGAACTTAATCAATATAGAATGTTTTATGATGAATATAGCATTGTAGGGTTTGTAAACTGGGCTTATCTGCATAATTTAGTCCAAGAAAGATTTAGACTAACAGGTAAAATTAAACATACTGAATGGAACTCTGGTAATAATTTATGGTTAATAGATATCTTATCAATTCATAATACTTTTGCTATGATGAGATGGGTATATAATTATTTTAAGAAAGAGCTAAAAATAAACAATGCTATTAACTGGGTTAGAGTTGATAATGGTGTTTATAGAATTGGGCAAAAGTTTAAGAGGGATTTTCACTAATGGGTAGTGTCGTAGATGCTGTTGTCAATGTCGTAAATGACTTTATTGGTTGGCTAATACCTACTCCAGATGTGCCAGAGTTTGGAGCTTCTGAGCAAGTTCGTGGGGTATTAATCAACAAACAATCAAATAATGCTCAAATACCAATAGTTTATGGAAGAAGAAAAGTAGGTATTACTCGTGTTTTTGTTGAATCTTCTGGTTCAGACAACGAGTATTTATATATTGCAGGTGTTGTTTGTGAGGGAGAAATTCAAGAAATAGAAGAAATATATTTAGATGATAAAAAAGTTATTTTTGATGGTGATTTAGATGATGGTGTTGTTAGAGAAGTAAGTTATGGAGATTTAAACTTTTATAAAGGAAGTACTTCTTATGTGCAAATACAAGCATTTTATGGAACAGATGACCAAGTAGCATCTTCAGTCCTAACACCCTCAATTAATTGGACTACAAATCATAGGCTAAGAGGTGTTTGTTATTTAGCTATGAGATTAAAATGGAATCAAGATATATTTAGTTCTATTCCAGATATTAAGGTGGTTTTAAAAGGCAAAAAGGTTTACGACCCAAGAGATACCACAACTAAATATTCACAAAATTCAGCATTAGTTTTATTGGATTATCTAAGAAATTCAAGATATGGCAAAGGCTTGCCAGATGATGCTTTTGAAAGTAACTTTGCATCTTTTCAAACTTCAGCAAATGAAGCTGATACTTTAATAGTTCCAAGAACAGAGGTGGTAACACCAGTTGCAGGAATAACTAAACAAGACTTTAATGGTTATTATAATGATAAAACAACTTTCTTTTTAAATAGGTCATTTAGTAGCAAAGATAAAATTACATCAATAAATGGCGTTGGAACTGCAAGTTATAGCTCAGATAGATACTTTGGTTATATAAATGCTCCATCTTCAGAAACTTTTGAATTTCAAACAAGTTCAGATGATGCTAGTCACGTTTATATTGGTAATGATGGTCAAACTGTAGATAACTTACTAAAAGAAATAGAATCTGATAGAACTGCTAAACTAATTGTAGATAATGGTGGTTTACACGCTAATACTACAAGGTCTGGAAGTAAGGCATTAACTAGTGGTGGTATATATCCTATAGTTATTTATTATGGTAATGCACCAGCTGGAGGAAGTTTAACTTTTAGATGGCGTGTAAGTGGTGGTATTTATTCTACAGACTTATCAACTATTTTTTCAAATGGTGAATATGCAACAGATGAAGTACCTGCAATTATTAAGTTTGAAACAAATGCTGTATTAGATACAGACCAAAAAGTATTAGAAAACGTAAAAAAACTATTAAATCCTATGAGTGCTTTGTTTACCTACAATAATGGGGTTTATAAAGTAAAAATAGAAGGTACTGGCTCATCTATCAAAACAATAACAGCCGACCACGTTGTAGGCGGTGCAAAAGTATTAGGTGAAAGAAAAAATAAAAAATATAACAGGGTTATAGGAACTTATGTAAATCCTTTTAAAAATTTTCAAAATGACACAGTAAGTTTCCCTCCCGCTGATGATAGTAACGTAGAAACAGATTTTCAACACGCTACAATGCTTGCAGAAGACAACAGCACTTTATTAGAGGGTAATTTCCAGTTTCCTAACGTAACCAACACATATAACGCTGAAGCCTTATGTGAGATTATATTAAGGCGTTCACGAAACCAATTACAGATACAGCTAACATTAACCTCAGAATTTTTAGAATTAGAAATAGGGGATATTGTGGCTATTACTTATCCTACTGGGGGATTTGATGCAAAGCCATTTAGAGTTCTGGGTTTAACAATTAATGAAGATTTAACAGTAAATGTCCAGTTGTTTGAACACCAAGATAATTTTTATACATTTAATGAAAAGAACCCAATCGCAACAATACCAGACACCACTTTACCAAACCCATTTATAGTTCAAGCACCAGTTATAGAAGTATCAGATGAGCTAAGAGCCTTAAATGAGGAAGCTATTAGTGTTTTATTAGTTGATGTAGAGGCTACTGATGAATTTATAGTAGATTTTGAGGTACAAGCTAAGAAAAGCACAGATACTGTCTATATTAACTTGGGTAGGGGTGCTAGTTCTAAGTTTGAACTTGCTAACGTAGAAGATAATGCTGTTTATGATGTTAGGGCTAGGTCAGTTTCATCTATTAGTAGGTCTGTATTTGTATCTGCACAACATCAAGTAGTTGGTAAAACTGCACCACCTGCTGATGTAACAAACTTTCAAGTCAATATTGTAGATACTGAAGCTCATTTAAGTTGGACACCAGTACCAGATTTGGATTTGTCACATTACATAATTAGACATAGTCCTTTAACTAGTGGTGCAATATTTTCTAATGCCATAACCTTAATTGATAAAGTATCAAGACCAGCGAATACTGTGACAGTTCCTGCCTTAACTGGTACATATTTTGTAAGGTCAGTTGATAAAATTGGTTTAAAATCCCTTAATGCAACCAGTAACGTAGCTCTTATAAACAATGTTAAAAACCTAAACTTTGTTGCAAGTTCTACACAAGACCCTAGTTTTACAGGTACAAAAACAGATGTTGTTGTTGTTGATGATGCTTTAATATTAGAAACTGCTTTATTTGATAGCCTAAGTGGTGATTTTGATGATGCTTTAGGTAACTTTGATGGTGGTGGCGGTACAGTTTTATCTAGTGGAACATATGATTTTGATACATATATTGATGCAGGAGGGGTTTATAGCAGTAGAATAACTGCAACCATAAATATGGAAAGACAAGACTATGTAAATTTATTTGATGATGCACAAGGCTTATTTGATGCTAGAGAGGGTTTATTTGATGGAGGTGATACCTTTGGTGATGTAAATGTACAGCTACAGATAGCTAAAACAAATGGAGACCCTGCAACTGCTGATTACACACCATTTCAAAAGTTTAATGTTGGAGATTATACTGGCAGGGCATTTAAATTTAGGGCAGTTTTATTAAGTGAAGATGTTGAAGCATCACCTAAAGTTACTGGTTTATCAGTACAGGTAGATATGCCAGAAAGAGTTTATTCAGAAAAAGATATATCAAGTGGAACTGATACAAATGGTAAAGTTATAACTTTTAGTCCTGCATTTAAGGAAATACAAGGTGTAGGAATTTCTGCTAGTAACTTGGCTAGTGGTGATTATTATGCTATAACAAGTAAAAGTGCTACTGGTTTTACTATAGAATTTTTTAACAGTTCAAATACCACAATAGACAGAACATTTGATTATGTGGTTAGAGGGTATGGAGAACTAGCATCATGAGGTTAAAATATGTCACAAAATGATTTTACTATTGCCAATCAAAGTTTCCCTGCCTTTAGAGCAGATTTAAACTCAGCCCTACAAGCACTAGCGAGTAATAACTCTGGAGCTACAGAACCTAGTACAACCTTTGCTAATATGTGGTGGTACGATAGTGCCAATAATATCATGTATATCAGAAACGAAGATAATGATGCTTGGATAAAGTTTGCAGAATTAGACCAAGCTAATGATAAATTTGTTTTAAGTGGCACATTACAACTAGATGATGGAACAGTATCAGCACCTGCATTAACATTTAACTCTGATACGAATATGGGTATCTATAGAGGTGGCACAGACATATTAAAGTTTGTAACAGCAGGAACAGATGCGATTACGATAGATGCTAGTCAGAATACAACTTTTGCAGGTACAGTTGTATCAGATGGTATGTCTACAAATACAGCAGGTACAAGCAACTTCATAGCAGGTTTAAATGCAGGTGACTCTATTGAAAGTGGTGGAAATTACAATGTGTTAGTTGGAGATGGAGCAGGAACTACAATTAGTACTGGTGACCACAATGTAGCAGTTGGATTTGAAGCAGGGAAAGCTATAACTACTGGTAGAAATAATGTTGCAATAGGATATCAAGCACTTTTACTTGAAGATGCAAATGGAGATAATGTTGCTATTGGTTATCAGTCGTTAAGAACACTAAATGCAGGTGCAGATGCTTTTAACACAGCAGTTGGATATTTTTCAGGCACATCTTTAAGTACTGGAACTCAAAATACTATAATAGGTGCAGAAGCAGGAACTTCATTAGATACTGGTACAAGAAATGAATTAATTGGATATCAAACAGGTGACGCACTTGTAGGAGGACAACAAAATGTTGCAATTGGAAGAGTAGCATTATCTGGTGATACTGAAGGTCAAAGGTCAGTTGCAATTGGTACTGGTGCTTTACAAGTTCAAAATTTTACTTCACCAACTCAGACTTATAATACAGCAGTTGGACATAGTGCAGGACTATCAATAACAACAGGAACTCAAAATACTTTAATCGGTGGTATTGCAGGTGATGCTTTCAATGATGCAGATTTTAATGTGGCAGTTGGTTTTTCTTCTTTAAGTTCTGACACTAAAGGCAGTAGGTCTACAGCATTAGGTTATAAAACATTAGAATCACAAAATTTTGCAACTTCTACAGATGCCGCCAACACAGCAGTGGGCTATAGTGCAGGGTTAAGTATAACAACAGGAACAAGAAATGTTTTAATTGGTGCAGAAGCAGGTGATTTATTTGATGAGGGATTTTATAATGTTGCAGTTGGGTATCAAACTTTAAGTGCAGATGTAAAAGGTTCTGGTTCAGTTGCAATAGGATACAAG